CAAGATAGTCACTGATGCAAATTTCGGTGGTACTCTTGATGTAACAGGTGATTTGACAGTAGACACAAATACACTTTATGTAGACTCAGCTAACAATAGGGTTGGTGTGGGTACTGTAAGTCCTTCGTTTGGCTTTGAGTATGTTAACTCAAGCCCTATATTGCAGATTAAAGATAGTAATAGCACAGGAAATGCTGCTAATCCGTATGTACGCATGGTTGACAGTGCTGATACATTTATGGGAGCAGTAGGTTTTGCATCAGCAGCAACTGGTGAATTTTATGTATTGAACGCATCTGCTAATCCCATTTCATTTTACACTAACAACACAGAACGCATGAGACTAGACAGCAGCGGCAATGTTGGTATTGGTACTAGTAGTCCTACTGCTAGTCTTGAAATTTCAGGAACAGATGATGCTAACAATTTAATCGTTGGTCATAACAATACTGATTTTGCTATTTATACGGATAGCACAATCGGTGAAATTAGGTTAAAAGCTGAAGACGGAAGTGGCAGTAACTTTGCTAAGTTTATGTCATTTTACACACAGCCTTCTGGTTCTGCGGCAGAAGAACGAATGCGTATAACATCAGCAGGTAAAGTTGGTATAAATACTACTGATCCAACTGGTAAGCTAGAAATTAATGGTTCTGATAATGCATTATTTGCAATGAGAACTACTGGAGATACTGCTAGTCAAGTAATGGGAACACAGTATCTTAATAACAGTGGTGCTATAACTGCTCAAACTTTTGCAACTGGAGATAGTTCCTCATCAAGTGTTTTTAGAATAAAAGCTATTGGTTCTATAGATTTAATTGGTGGTGATATTGGTGTAACTGGTGCTGGTCCTGATTTGCGTATAGCATCAGATGGCAATGTTGGTATTGGTGTTTCTTCCCCACAAGAATTACTACATATAAAAGATGGCAATATTGCTGTAGGTAATGGTACAGCAAGTAATAACGCAATCATAGGAAGAATTGGCTTTAGTACAGATTCATCAAACTCTCGTTTTATAGGTATAGAATCTTTTAGAGGTGGTGATGCTGCAAATGCAGATTTAAGATTTCATACTTTTGGTGGTGATGGCAATAATGGTGAACGAATGCGTATTGATACGGCAGGCAATGTTGGTATTGGTACTAGTAGTCCATCAACTGCTAGACTGCAAGTTAGAGAAGATACAAATGCAAGTGATACACTTCAGGTTTCTTCACAATTACAATTTGCAGGACAATACCATGATTTAGCAATCGGAATTGATGATTTTTATGCTGTAGGTATGAGAAGACATCTTACTACAAGTACTCCAGCATATTTAAATCCAAGATTAGACTTTTTTGTTCAAAATCATAACACTTATCTTAAAGGTGATAGAGGTGTTAAGATGACAATTTTAAACGATGGCAATGTTGGTATTGGTACTAGTAGTCCATCATCCTATAACTCTTCATTAAATAACCTTGTGATTGCTGATGCAGGAGATAGTGGCTTAACTATTGTTAGTGGAACATCAAGTGAGGGAAGCATTGCTTTTGCTGATGGTACTTCAGGTGCTGATGCTTATAGAGGTTGGATTAACTACAGTCATGCTTCTAATTACATGAGAATGTTTACAAATGGCTCAGAACGTATGCGTATATTATCAGATGGTTCTAATCGTACAAGAGTTTATATAGATGCTGATGACCCTGCTCAAAATTCTTATTTTACAGTAACAGGCAATAATAATGCTCATGTTATGATTACTACTAGTGATACAAGTACAAGTGGTGGTGCGGCAGTAAGATTTAAAGTAAATGCTGCTACTGTAGGTCAAATAACTTGTAGTGCTTCTTCCACGAGTTATGGAACAACTTCTGACTACAGGTTAAAAGAAAATGTGACAGCAGATTGGGATGCAACAACTAGACTAAAGCAACTTAATCCAGTACGTTTTAACTTCATAGCAGATGCAGATACTACAGTAGATGGTTTCTTAGCACATGAAGTTCAATCAGTTGTACCTGAAGCAATTACTGGCACACACAATGAAGTAGAAGTATGGAAAGATGGCGAAGAGTTACCTAATGGTGTTTCTGTAGGTGATAATAAGCTAGATGATGATGGTAATACAATACCTAAATATCAAGGTATAGACCAAAGCAAAATTGTACCTTTACTAGTAAAGACCATACAAGAATTAGAAGCACGAATAGTAGCATTAGAAACAGCCTAACTAACAGGAGAATAAAATGGCAGTAACTTGGACAATCGCAAATATGGAAAGAGACTTAGTGCAGGGAGACAACACAGATATTGTGACTATCTTGCACTGGAGAGCATCTGATGAAGATTCAGATGGTAACACAGGGTCAGCTTATGGCACAGTCGGTGTAACACTTGTAGGTACACCAACACCATACGCAGATATCACAGAGACACAAGCTATTGGATGGGCAAAAGATGCACTTGGTGCAGATGAAGTAACATCAATAGAAGATGGTATAGCTGCTCAGATAGATGCAAAAGCTAATCCAACAACAGCAAGTGGAGTTAGTTGGTAATGAAGATGGAGCTTAAGCCTGAACTGCAAGTACAGATAGAGCTTGAAGCTCATGAAAAAGAGTGTGCCATTAGGTACAAAGTTGTTGAAGATAAACTAAGCGCTCTTGATAAAAGACTTTGGAGACTAGAAGCAATGCTAATGGCTAGTACAGTTACTGTCATAGCTCTAATGATAAGTATAATATTAAAATAGGAAACTAAATGTTTTTGTTTGCTTTGGTAACTATGTTAGGTACCAAAGTAATTTCTATTGAAAATTTTAAAGACTTAAATCGGTGTTTATATTTTGCAGAAAAATTAAATAAACAACCAATAATACCCCAACCAGAAAATAAAAATTTAAAAATAACGTCTTACTGTAAACCTATTAGGAGTAAACAATGATAGATCCGATTAGTGCATTTGGTGCACTTACGGCTGCTCATGGCGCTATTATGAAATGCGTAGAAATGGGCAAAGATCTTTCTTCTGCTTCTAATGCAATAACAAAATATGCAAAAGCTGAAGCAGAATTAGGTCATGGTAAGGAGAGAAAAAAGAAGTCTTTGTTTGGTGGAATAATGGACGACGCCATTTCACAGCATTTTAAAGAAGAAGAACAAGCAAGACTTAAAGATGAGCTTAGATCTATGTTTTTACTTTATGGATCACCAGGTCAATGGGAAAGGCTACAAGCTACTATTGCAGAAGCAAGATCAAGGCATCAAAAAGATTTAAGAGAGCAACAAAAAATTAAAGACAGAAATCTAATGATTACTGTTGGAGTAGCCATAGCTTTAATAGGTGGAGCATTTATTTACTATTTTGCTATGTTTTTAAAGGGGACGCTATAAATGATTGGCATGCAACAAATACTAGAACAATTAGAAAAACATGAAGGATTGGAGCTTAAACCATACAGATGCACATCAGAAAAACTAACAATTGGAATTGGAAGAAACCTAGAAGATGTTGGAATATCAAAAGAAGAAGCTTACATGCTTCTGGAAAACGATGTGAAAAACGTAGATCAACAGATCAAAACATATATGTCATGGGCAACAGCTTTAAATCCTGCGAGATATGCAGCATTGATAAACTTTGTATTCAATGTAGGGATAGGAACAGCATTAAAGTTCGAAAACGCAATGGCAGCGCTAAAAGCCTCAGATTTCGGCACCGCCGCAGAAGAACTTTTAAATTCCCGGTGGGCAAAACAGGTTGGAAAACGATCCACGGAAATTTCAGAACAAATTAGAACAGGAGAATGGTAATGATAGCTATGCTCGGACAAGCTTTAGGATTAGTAGGAAATATTGCTGGAAGCTACATGGAAAGAAAAGCTGAAGAGCAAAAAGCTAAAGGCGAAATAGCAAAAAAAATGGCAACTGCTGAAATTGATTGGGAACAGCAAATGGCTAAAAATGCAGGTAATGGGTGGTTAGATGAATTTTACGGAGTATGCTTATTTATACCTATCGCTTTGTGTTTTATTCCTGGCTATGCCCCAATAGTAAAAGAAGGGTTTTTAGCACTAAGTGAGTCTGTTCCTGAATGGTACATAGGTGCTTGGTTAACAGCTGTTGCTGCTGCCTTTGGAGTACGTGGTTTAGCTAAAATGAAAACCAAAAAATAATACGCTACACTTAAGCAGATAATATTAAAATTTTCAGACGCATTTTTTGTGTCTTGATGCACTGGTCCAATTGCGGACCGGTGTTTTTTGAAAGGAGTACAAGATGAAGTTAAGTAAACTGCTGTCCGTAGCAGGCATGCCTTTATGGCGTGATAAAGTGGGTTGTCAAACGTTTCATTCGCAAGCTAAACGTGCAATTGAAATAATGAATGACCCACTAATAGTTGATATCGATACAAATATGCTCGACAAGTATGTCGAAGTTCTTGAGACTTTAAAAAGTCATAAGGGCAAGCCATTAACCGGTACAACTATTAATCGCAATGTAAGTGTTATTAGCACTTTATTAGGGTATGCAAGAAGAAGAAACTGGGTAGATAAATTACCATATTTTCCAAGAAGAACTGAATCACCTCACAGAGTAAGATGGTTAGCGCCTGCTGAAGAAAAAGCTATTTTTGAAGGCATTGACACTGCTAAATATCTTATTGCTAGAAAACATCGCGAAGAGATGAAAGCCGTTGTTCGTATCTTAATTGATACAGGCATGAGGCGTGGTGAAGTATTAGGATTAACTAAAGATAATCTTGATGGCAATTGGGTTAGATTATGGAAAACCAAAACTGGTAAGGCTCGCTCCGTTCCTTTAACTCCTGAAGCCAAAAGATTATTAGAAGAACATGTTCCGTTTGAAATTAAACCGTGGCAAGTTCATCGTCTTTGGGCAAAAATAAGGGAAGATATTGGTTTAGAAAATGATGAGCAATTTGTATTACATACTTTGCGTCATACTACTGCTACTCGTCTACTTAAAAAGACAAGTAACATAGCTATGGTACAAAGAATGTTAGGTCATTCTAACATAAGTACTACGTTAAGATATGCTCATATTGACGACCAGGATCTGCTAGATGCAGTCAATTCCTGATTGCAAAAAGGACACAGTTTTGGTGCGCTCGAGAAGATTCGAACTCCTGACCCCCAGATTCGTAGTCTGGTGCTCTATCAAACTACAAAAATTATAGGGTTATAGGGGCGACTAGAGCGCACCTTTACTGCGTAACCTGATAAATCTTAAGAACAGCAAATATCCGTATTGGACACTAATATACTTGATTTCTTTTTTATTCTCTTTAATTGTATGTCTATTGAAATATTACTCAAAAACTTTTTATGATTTCTTATCAAAATATATATTACATGTCTTTGGCTAATATTAACTTTAGAACTTCTCTACGTAAAATTTATAAACACCCATATTCAACTGATGTTATACATGTTTTAGGTCAATCTTATATAGCCGAGGTATTAAAAGCATCTAATCATACAAACATGATACTTCCTTATTTTGATATTGATCCTCTTATTAATATACCTACAAAACATTATTCAGTTAATGCATTATCGTTGTCTCAAATTTTATCAATTCCTAGAACTACTGTTCTAAGATGTTTAAAAGCATTAATAAAACAAGAATACGTAATAAAAAATAAACAAGGTTATTTCATTAACCAAAAGGTGTTCAGAAAGGACACTCTTCACATATACCAAAAATACTTTTTGGACTTAAATAAAATCAGCAATTTTTAATTAGCCTCACTTAAGCACAAGGCTAAACTACGGAGGAAGTATGTATTCTCTTGATGAGCTTACTATGATTTCTGATGGCAGTTTAAGGTGGGACAAACAAGAAGAACAACTTAGAAAAAATGGGATCTTAGGATCCATAGATACTCAAATAACTAAGGGTGTTCTTCCTCTGGTTGCACATGAATTGTTAACTGAAATTGCAACTGTCGCTACTAACAGAGGTGCGAAACCATTTTGGTTAAAAGCTCTGGAAAACTTAGATGTAAAAACTACAGCTTACATCGGTTTAAACTATGCATTCATAGGTGTTGGTCAGCAAACTGATGTTACTAACATTTGCATAAACATAGGAAAAGCAGTTTGTATTGAACTATGGTCTAAAGATTTTGAAAAAACAAATAAGCCTTTATTTGACCGTCTTTTTAATATGGCTGTAAAAAACCATAATAGCCCAAGACACAGACTTAAAGCTATTTCTGCTGTCGCTCAAAGAGAAGGTTATGGTTTAAATAGATGGAACGCAGAACAACAACTTAATGTAGGCCAAGCCGTTTTAAATGCTGTTCTTCATTCTTCAAAGCTATTTGAACTTTTTGAACTTCCTAGAAAAAATGGTAAGACACAACCTAAGCAATTAGGTCTTACTGAACTTGGCTCTAAACTTGTATCAGAGTTAACTGAAGATGTTAGATGGTTGTCTCCTATCTTCAAACCTATGTTACAAAAACCTAAAGAATGGACTAACTTTTCTACTGGTGCTTATCACGACTCTAAATTAGCTAGTCTAGTACCATTAGTAAGAATGGCTACTCATGAACAAAAGCAACGTATCGATATACGAACTAAATCAGGTAAAATGGATAGAGTTTATGCTTCTATTAATGCAATTCAAAATACTGAATTAAAGATTAATAAGGTTATTTATGAGCAAGTAAAAGCTGCATGGCATAGAGGAGATGTAATTAAAAAGTTTCCTCGTATGAAAAAAGTTAAAACTCCTAATAAAGTAAGTAATTGGGAAGAACTTGATGCTAAGCAGCGCAAAAAAATAAAGAAAATAAAAGAGTCAGTAGTTCTAAGAAATAGAGCTATTGATGCTGATATTGTTAACTTTACTTGTGATCTTCAGACTGCAGAAGATTTACTAAAACATGATAAGTTTTACCAGCCACACAACTTAGATAAGCGTGGTCGTATTTATCCAATACCTACATTTAATCATCAGCGTGCTGATCACATACGAGCTATGTTTCAGTTTGCTAATGGAAAACCACTAGGTAAAAATGGTGCGTACTGGCTTGCTATTAGTGTAGCTAATAATGGTGACTTTGAAAAAGTTAGTAAAAAAAGTCTAAATGATCGCATTAACTGGGTTAATAAAAACCAAAGAGCAATTTATTTGGTTGGTAAAAAACCTGGTCTTACAAGAGATATATGGCAAAACGCTGATAAGCCTTTTAGTTTCCTAGCAGCTTGTATTGAGTTTGCTAGATACATGGAAGAAGGCGATAGCTATGTATCTTACTTACCTTGTTCACTTGATGGTACTAACTCTGGTGTTCAACATTATTGTGCCGCACTAAGAGATGCTGAAGGCGGTTCAACAGTAAACTTAGTTCCTCATGATATGCCTGCAGATGTTTATCAAATAGTTGCAGACAATGTTACAGATCAAGTTAGATCTGATACAGAAAATTATGAGCTTGCTAAGATGTGGCTTGATTACGGTATTACAAGATCAGTTGTAAAACGTAATGTTATGACTTTTGCTTATTCATCTGAAAAGTATGGATTTAAGCAGCAACAAATGGAAGATCTAATGAAGCCTTTAGCAGATGATGTGCTAGATGGTATCATAAAAGAACACCCATTTGGTGAAGACGGAGGTCATAAAGCTGCAAGTTATATTGCTGATAAAGTTTGGAAAGCTGTCAATGTAGTAGTTAATAAAGCTGCTGTTGGCATGAAGTTCATTCAAAGATGTGCATCACTTTGTGCACATGAAGCAAAACCATTAACATGGGTTACTCCAATTGGTTTACCTATTGTTCACGCTTACCAGCAATGGGATATAAACAGGGTACGTATATTTTTATATGATAAAGAAATAAACTTAGCTAATGCTAGTGTAAATAGTAAAATTACACCTGATGGCGATGTTTACAAATGTATCATGTGTAATATACGCACTAAGCCAAAAGGCACTATAGATAAAATTAAACAGCGCAATGCAGCTGCACCTAATTTTATTCATAGTTTAGATGCTAGCCATCTAATGTTTACAGTTCTTGCAGGTATTGAAGATAATATTCATAATTATCTTTTAATTCATGACTCTTTTGCAACTCATATGGCAGACACTGAAAAGTTCTTTTATCTAATAAGAGAACAATTTGTTGCTATGTATGAGCATTTTGATGTCATGCAAGATCTTCACGATACTACCTATGAGCAGCTAAGCCCAGCTGGCCGTTCAAATATGGTCGAGACACCTGAAAAAGGTGAACTAAATATAAATCAAGTATTAAGGAGTGACTATGCATTTGCGTAAGCACACTAAAGATTGGCAAAGTCTTTATGGCGATAGAGTTCATAGAGATGATGAAAAGGATCATTGGATAGCTACAGCTGTTGCACTGGTTCTTGAAAATAAAGCTATACCAGTTGATGTTTTAGCTAATTTAGACATGCACGGTGTAAGCATAAACTGGATATTTAAAGAAGCAGCAAGTATGTCTTCTAATCCAAATCAAACTAATTGTTATGTCATAGGAGAAAACTAATATGGCTAAAGCTAAATTTACAAGTCCTAAAGGTACGGCTATGTGGCCGTGGTTATCTAAACCTGACACTAGGTATGATGCCGAAGGTAAATATAAAAGTGATCTTATTGTTAAAAAAGAAGATGCTAAAGAATTTGTTGAATCGGCCAAACAAATTTTTATAGAAGAATTTGGTGAGAAATCACTATCTAAAGCAAAATGGCCTTATATGAATGACGATGAAGCTGGTGGTTTAAAAATAAGAGCTAAATCCAGTAAAAAACCTATGTTAGTTGATGCTAAAGGTAACGTCATAAAAGGAGATTTAGCAGTTGGCAATGGTTCAACTATTAAATTAGCAGGTATACTTAATACATATTCTGCTGGAGGTAACATTGGTGTTACTGCATATCTAAATGCTGTTCAAATAATAGACCTTGTTGAGTTTGGAGGTTCACAGTTTGAAGAAGAAGATGGATATGTTCATGAAAATACGGAGAGCACTAGTGACACAACGGAAGAGTTCAACGACTTTTAAGAATATAAAGTTTGTTAATAACTATCGTAGTGGACTAGAAGCACAAGTAGCTGATCAACTTGATAAAAGTGGAATAGAATATGAGTATGAAACATTAAGATTACCATACAAGCTAGATGCTAAATATATTCCTGATTTTATCATTGGAGACATGATTATAGAATGTAAGGGGCGCTTCACATCAGAAGACCGCAGAAAAATGCGATTAGTAAAAGAGCAGCACCCTAATCTTGACATAAGAATTGTGTTTTCTCGTTCATCATCAAAAATAAACAAAGGAAGTAAAACCACGTATGCCAATTGGTGTACTAAATATGGTTTTCCCTTTGCAGATAAATTAATTCCAAATAAATGGTTAGGAGAGTAAATGTCGCAAAGTAGTGAAATGTTAACTCACATGAAACGTGGGAAAAGACTTACTAGATTAATAGCTTTATATGAATATAGAGTTCAAAACATAACTGCAAGAATACGTGATCTTAGAAAAGCTGGTTGGAATATAAAAACCACTAAAAGACGCGATGCGCATAATGCAATATATGCTGAGTATTATCTTGGCAAACCTCATAAATTAGCAAGTTAAACAGCGGGGCTTCGGCCCCGTTTTTTTTAGGAGTTTATATGAACGCAGATTTAGTTTGGAAACAAGCACTGCAAGACTGTGGAAAAGATTTTCATTATGAAAGCAGTCCTAGAAACTTAAAAATTAGAGAAAGACTAAATTATATTTATACAGTTGACATGAATGAACCAATAATTTGTAACAAAGCTAGAAATCTTAATTACAAATTTATGTTTGGTGAAGCAGCATGGATTTTAAAAGGCAGAAATGACTTAGAATACATATCAAATTTTATGAAAAGTTACGCAAAATATAGTGATGATGGCTTTACATTAAATGGTGCTTATGGTCCTAAAATTATGGATCAATTATCATGGGCAGCTAATGAACTTAAAGAAGATAATGACTCAAGACGTTGCTATATTAATATATGGCGTGAACGCCCAGGCAAAAGTAAAGATATTCCCTGCACTACAGGTATGCAATTTATTATAAGACAAGGACGATTAAATGCATTAGTTAATATGAGATCGCAAGACATAGTATATGGTATGACATACGATGTATTTACATTTACTATGATAGCTAAAGCATTACAGCTATTGTTATTTTCTTACTATAATCTCATGGTTGA